CTGCCGTTGGACTTGGTGTTGGCTGAGGCACGCCGCGGGGTTCCGGTGGGGGAACAGACGTGAGCGCGGCGAAGGACAAAGGCGACCGCGCCGAACGCGAAGTCCAAGCCCTCCTACGCGACCTCCTCGGCGTGCCCGCCCGCCGGAAGCTCGGCGCCGGCAGAGCCGACGACACCGGAGACATCGAAGGCGTCGCCGACACCACGATCCAAGTCAAGTCCTACAACGACGTCGGCCGCGCCATCCGCGAATGCCTCGACGATCTCGAGGAGCAGCACGCCCGGAGCGGTGACACGTTCGCTGCGGGGTTCGTGCGGCGGCCTGGTGGCCGCTACTTCGTGGTGCTGTCCCCGGAGATGTGGGCGACGTACTGGCGTGAAGCGACGCGGCCGGCTGGGGTCAGCGAACACGAGGCACCGACATGAGCCTCGAACCGTACTACTCCGACGATTCCGTCACCATCTACCACGGCGACTGCCTGCGCCTCGCTGCGCTCTGGTGCGACCCACGCCCGAGCGTGCTGGTCACCGACCCGCCGTACGGCATCGCCTACGAGTCCGGCCAGTTCGGCACGCTGCCACGCTCGATCGCCAACGACCAAGACACCAGCACGCGAGACGAGGCACTGTTCCTTTGGGGTGGTGGTGGCAGGCCGGCGCTGGTGTTCGGCTCATGGCGCGCCCCGCGACCCGAGCACACGAGGGCGCTGCTGATCTGGGACACCAAGGGTGCGCTCGGCATGGGTGCGCTCGACATCCCGTGGAAGCCCGCACACCAGGAGATCTACGTCCTCGGGCGCGGCTTCACCGGCCACCGCGGCACTGACGTCCTGTCGTACGCCCCGGTTCAGTCGATGGCTGCGAACGGTCGCGTGCACCCGAACGAGAAGCCTGTCGATTTGCTGCAGGCCCTGATCGCCAAGTGCCCGCCAGGGGTCATCGTCGATCCGTTCATGGGGTCTGGTTCGACGCTGCGAGCGGCGAAGAACCTGGGCCGCAAAGCGGTCGGTATCGAACTAGAGGAGCGGTACTGCGAGATCGCTGCGCGTCGGATGGGGCAGGAGGTGTTGGCGCTGTGAGCCTCGAGCGCAGGGTGCCGTTGGATCGTGCTTCGGAGGGTGCGCGCCGGTTCGCCGCGCAGCGTTCCAGACTCCCCAACCGCTCCCGACGCCGCACCGCTGAGCAAACGATCCGTGACCGCGTCCGCGACGAGACCATCGAGCTCGCCGCCGGCATGTGCCAGGCCCGCGCCCTGCTCCCCGGCATCGACTGCGTGTACTTTCTCCACGACCGGTATGGGAACCCGACCGGGCACGTGCACGAGGTCATCAAACGCTCGCGGCGGCCAGGCGCTCACCTCGACGTCAGCTTGACCCTGTACCTGTGTGCGGCGCATGACGACCTGATCTTGCGGGACGAGGCGTTGGGCCGGTCGGTCGGGTTGTGCTTCCGGTCATGGGAGCTCGACGAAGCACGAGCCGCGGTCCGCGCGATCCGTGAAGGCCGGCGGCCCGACGCAGAGGAGGCGCCGTGAGGCCTCGACTCCTCGATCTGTTCTGCGGTGCCGGCGGTGCCGCGATGGGCTACCACCGCGCCGGGTTCGAGGTCGTTGGTGTGGACATCGAACCTCAGCCGGACTACCCGTTCGAGTTCATCCAGGCCGACGCAATGACGTTCCCGCTCGATGGCTTCGACGCCGTTCATGCGTCACCGCCATGCCAAGGCGAAACGTCGGTGGCGGCGCTCTGGCGTGACCGCTGCCACGTCCGTCTCCTGGCGCCGACACTCGCCCGCTTAGCGGAGCTCGCAGTGCCGTGGGTTGTGGAGAACGTCGAGAACGCTGCCGCCCCGCCCGGCGTGTTCAAGGTCCGTCTGTGTGGGTCATCGTTCGGGTTGCGCGTCCGCCGCCACCGATGGTTCTGGTCGAACGCACTTCTGCTCGTCCCGGAGTGCGATCACGGGGCACAAACCGATGTTGTCGGGGTGTACGGACACAGCTCGGGCGTGAACGGGAAGAACAAGGGTCCGCGCCAAGCGACCACGGTGGAGGCGCGCAAGGTGATGGGGATGCCATGGGCTGTCGCTCGTCGCGGGATAACGAATGCGATCCCTCCGGCGTACACGGAGTGGATCGGCGCGCAGTTGTTGGCTCATGTGTCTGTGGGGGAACCCCAATGAGCACCCGACCCACATGCACGATCGACGGCTGCGACAAGACGATCAACGCCAAAGGCCTCTGCCACACCCACTACAAGCGGTTCCGTAAGCACGGCGACCCGTCAATCGTGAAGCCCAAGGGAATGCCCGTCCGACGGCGGTTCCCGCTGCAACCACTTCTCGACGCGCTCTCAGCCAGAGAGGGCTATCCGGTGTCGGATTATCGGGCTGCGCAGTTGTGCGGCGTGTTCCGTAACAGGCTGGTGGACTGGCGGAAGAACGGTATCGCTTGGTCGTCTGCGGATCGGGTGTGTGTCGAGGTGTTGGGCTCGCATCCGTTGTTGTTGTGGCCGGATTTCTATGACGACATCGACACGAGTGAGGACGTCGCATGAACGTGATCGAGCGTGTTTTCCACAGGCCGGTTAGATCGAACGCGTGCGCGAAGTCGGGTAGACTGGCCCCTACGGAAACAGCGAGGCCGGCGGTCGCTTGCGACGAACCACCGGCCTCTGCCCCCAGCAACCCGTCAGGAGGGTCGTCATGAGGATGAGGCGTCAGTGTACGCGCCGTCGGCACACCCGCGAAGTCGCGCTCGAAGCGCACGTCGTGAGCGTGGCCGAAGGGGCATGGTGTCCGGACTGCCAGCAGGCGACCGCCATCACGGTGTCGATCGTCGTCACGGACCTGCACGACCCGCTGCGGGTCATCGGACGCTCGGTGACGGACCAGTGCATCGAGTGCCTGTGGCTCTCCGAGGAGCGTGTCTGATGCCGCGCATCCGCACCGTGAAGCCCGAGTTCTTCACGTCGCCCGACATGGCGCAACTCGACGTGCTCGGCCGGTTGACGTTCATCGGCTTATGGACCCACGCCGACGACGCCGGCATCTGCATGGACGAACCTCGACTCATCCACGCGGCGCTCTTCCCGCTCGACGACTCCGTGTCGTTGGCCGATTTGGAGGATGCCATCGATGCCCTGGTGGCCGGCGGGCAGCTCTACCGCTACTCGAACGGCTCGCGGTCCTACTTGCAGGTCGTGGCCTGGCATCACCAGGTGATCAACCGGCCCGGGAAGAGCAAGTTCCCTGCTCACGACCACCCAGACAGTCGACTCACTGAACCCTCAGTGAGTCCTCACGGAATCGTCACTGAGCCCTCAGTGCAGGAACAGGGAACAGGGAAGGGAACTGGAACAGGGAGCGTGGAAGTGCCGGACCCCACGCCCGACGTGAGCCCAACGCTCTCGCTCGCCGTGGCATCCGAGCCGGCCAAGCCGGCAAAGGCACGGAACCCGCTCTTCGACGCTCTCGTCGATGCGTGCGGCATGGACTACACCGAGATGACCAAGCGCCAATGCGACTCGACTGCTGTCGCCGCCGCTCAGCTGCGCGGCGTGAACGCCGACCCGAACGAAGTCGCCGCACGCGCAGCGGTGTACAGACGCAAGTTCCCGAACACCACATGCACGCCGAACGCTCTCGCATCCCACTGGGCGGCGCTGAACCCGCACACCCAACCCGCCGGCGCGCCACGCCTGTCGAAGTCCATGCAAGCCGTCGAAGCGGTCGGTCAGCGCCTCGGACTCATCCAAGGGGGCAGCCAGTGAACACTGCCGACGCGCTCGCTCTCATGGCCCGCCTCGCCGCCGCGACGGACGGCTGGGACGAACCTCGCATCGCCCTGTGGGTCGACAAGCTCTGCTCCCTCTCCAACGACGAGGCTGCACGCCGGACGGCGGAGGCGATCATCGACACGTGGCCCGGGCCGAGCTCGCCGCCGTGGGCGCATTTCGTGGACACGTACAACTCGATCTGTCGGAACGAGCGCCTGTCTCGGCCGGCGCTCGAGGCGCCGAGGAACGGGATGTTGCACAGCGAGTACATGGCGCTGTTGCGTCAGCGTGCTGAGTCTGGTGATGAGGCTGCGGTGCGGGAGTTGCGTTCGTGGGCTCGTGTTCGTCGTACACCGATCGCTGAGGCGATCACTGATCTGGGAGGTTCTCGGTGAGCACACAACGGACCCTTGAGGAAATCCTCGAACATGACCCACCGACCGAAGTACGCACGGTCACGAAGGTCCACGACGGGGCGATCACGATGTCGTCCGGCTGGTCGATCGGCTGCACCCTGCCCGACGTCCAGATCGGCGATGTGGTCCTGATGTGGGGCCGAGGGGTCGGCTTCACCGTCCGCGGTCTTGTCGTCGGTGGACGCATCGACCGGTACCGCACCGAGGACGAGAACCGCGAGTGGGAACAAGCGCAGGTCGAGGCGGCGAACCAACGCCGCCGCGACGACTTCGAAAAGCAGCGCCCCGAACTTGACCGCCAGTTCGCACAGCTGCCTGAGGCGTTCCAACGGCGCATCGCCAGGTTCCGTGAGGCCGGCGGGCCGGACTGGCGGTGGGAGTACGAGCCGTACGAGATGATGGTCTGCGTCGACGCGGTCAAGATCGCCGAGTTCTGCCTGACGGAGGGCATCACGATCGGTTCGTTCGCCGGGCTGCCTTGGGACGAGCAGAAGCGGGCAGGGATCAGCGACGGCCACTCGGGCAACAGTTTCAGCGCAGCAGTCCACTTGGCCCGTCTGTGGCCGAACCCCGACGCTGTTGTCGCTGAGCACGGTGCTCTGGTGCCGCTCGTCGGTTGCGAAGCGTTCGGTTGCCACACGCGGGAGGTTCTCGGTGAGTGAAGAAACCCGCGGCCGCGATGCGACCATCAACGCAGTAGGCGCCGCCCCACCCGAGCCCGGCTCAGCACGCTGGCTGATCGCCCACTCGCTGATGTACACGCTGCCGGACGTTCTGACGGCCGACACCCGTCGCGCCGTCGAGCACCTGGCCGAAACGCTGAGCCGTCACGGCTGGTTGAAGGACCCCGCAGACCGGGTGCTCACCCCCACCGACCAAGCAGTCCCGACACGGGACGAGCTGGCCGAAGCGATGCAGTGGGCGTGGGATGAGTTCTGCACTGACACCGGCTGCTTCCCTGACTGCTTCGAATGGCGGGGCGGCAACGGGAGGCTGTGGGCGCGATTCGACCGCGGCAACTTCGCCGACTACGTGCGTACCGCCCTCGTTGACAACCTGCGAACTGTCCGTCGTCGTGCTGCTGTTGGTGGTTCAGTCCCCGCAGACCCGAAGGAACAGCCATGAGCGCCTGCGGGTGGCGTGTGTGGCAGGAGAAGCGTTGGCCGTGGCAGTGGGTCGGTCAGTGCGGCGACGGGGTGACCTGCCGTGGCGGCATCCGCTGTAACGACAAGGCAACCGCTGAGGCGTTCTTCTCTGCCTCGCAGGCGGGCCGCTGCGTCTCGATCCGAGAGCGTCCGCCTGCTGGCCCTCAGGAGGCCAAGCCGTGAGCCCGGAACGACCGCTCGTGGTCGACGTGCAGAGCACCCTCACGATCCCGTCGCAGGGCATCGACCATTTCCTCGAAGCACGCATCCGCGAGCAGAGACGCCAGCTTCGCTTCGCCAACGAGGCCAACCAGCGCCACACCCGCGAACTGGACGCCCTGCACATGGTGTGGTGCGACGGAGGCTGCCCCCGCGGCGTGCATCGCTGGGCTGAGGAACAGGCCACGGCCGACGAGATCGACGCCCTCGCCGACGTCGCCCAGCAGAACGTCGATCGGATGCGCCGCTGGGCGAACGCCAAACGAAGCCGAGACCGCCGAGCCGCACCTGTTGTTCCCCCGGAGGAGAAAACCCAATGACCGCAACCACGCCAATCGCTGCTGACGTTGAGCCTCGCCAGTTCGTGATCCGATGCGTCCCGCTCGGCCACCCACTCCGCGACCGGTTCAGCGACATGGACATCTACGAGATCCGGATCGAGTACCGCGACGAAGACCGCTGGGCGGTGATGTTCCACGGGCGGGTATGGACGACGAAGGGCTGGGAGTGGGAGCCGATCCCGTCGTCACGGACGGAGGCGTTCAGGCGTCGTGCGCGGTTCCCGTTGGCGAAGGCGATCGACATCGCCCGAGAGCGTGCAGCGGAGGAGTTGGCGCATCTTGAGGCGAAGCACGGTGCGGGCGGGTTGTCCTGATGGAACGAGAACAGCTCATCCGCCGGATCGCCGACTCTTGCTGCGACCGGAGTGCCACACCTCGGCTCCACGAGGCGTACGAGTCGTACGCCAAGATCGTCCTGGCCGCCCTGGATCGTCTCGGCTACGAGGTCCGCCCCCGGGCTGGTGTGGTGTCCGAGGGAACCCCATGAGCGGCGACCGGGTGTTCTTCTGGATCGGTGTCGCTGCGTCGATTGGCGGCGTGGCGTTCCTGCTGTCGCTGTCGCCTCTCGCTGACTGGGTCGAGGCGCCCTGGCGTCGGCTCCGCAAGTTCGTCCACGCTCGCCGTGTCGACTGGATGAAGCACGGGGTCCGCAAGGGCATCCGGTATCGCATCGGTGTGCGACTGCTGATGCCCTACATGGATGCCCGGTACAGGCACTGGAAGCGCCTCCACGACGAGATCCATCCCGACCCCGAGGGCGACCCGCTCACGTTCCGGATCGAGACCGGTCGCCGTGAGCGCATCATGGGTTCGCAGTTGGAGCTGATCGGCTGGCTACGGCTCGACGGAGGCGGAGAACGACCCTGGGAGGCTGGTCGTGACTGACCCCACAGAACAGACCGTCACCGAAGCGGTCTATGAGCGATTCCCATACTCGATGCCCCTACCCAGTGAGACCATCGCGGTGCTTGGGATCGACCCTGATGTGCCGTTGTCGAGGCTTCGGGAGGATCTGGCGATCGCAGCCCGCGTCAGAGCGTGCACGTACGAGAACGTCGAGATCGCTGATTCCGGCGAGTACGAGTCGGCGGTCAGGTGGAACACACCCGACGGCTACACCGTCACGTTCGACGCCGGCGACCTGCTGGCTTATCTGCTGAACGGAGAGCAACCATGAGCGACGAGTACTGGCGGCGGATGCGACTGGCCAAGATGCGACTGGCCAACACGCTGTCCGAGTCGCTGGCGGAAGTCCGCGCCCAGATCCGAGCCATCGACGCCGAACTTCGACCACCGGTCGCCGACGCCTACCGGATCGCGCTCCGCCCTGACGTTGACGGTGAGGACCCGTACTCGCCGGACACGCTGATGGATGACATCGTCGTGAGGGACGTGAAGATGTTCCGGGCGGAGCAGATGGACACCCATGAGTGGTGGGTGTGCTGCTACCTGGATGACGAGTCGAGTGATCGGATCTGCTGGTGGGTGACGGCGAAGGCGCGGCCCAGGCGGATCGAGTGGGTCACGACGGAGTTCCCGAACGCGGGGCACGTCTACGAGCACGAGTTGGAGCGGGCTGCGGTTCGCCCCGAAGGAGAACAACCATGAGCCCTGGGAGCCGTCGCGTGAACGAAGTGCCGACCATCGACGGGGCAACGATCGCCTATCCGGAGAGGTTCGCTGGTAAGCGTCCGGTACGGCAGGTGGTCGGTGCAGGGTCCGGTACATGGTGGATCAGGCTCGAGAACGGCGATCTGGCTGTAGCCGTCCTGAACGGGGATGTGCACACCGCTCCCGTCCCAGAAGCCCCGATCAGCGCCCCGCTACCTGACCGCCCTCCGAACCCGGACAGGATCACGTGCGCCCTGGACCTCGGCATGTTCGATGGCCCTGAGGTCGATGAGGCGCTCGGTGTCGCCACACCGGATGATCACGTCGTGGACGGCTGGGAGGCCGGGGCGATCGTCCCCACACACTCGGAGATCCGTCGCCTGGCGACGCTGACCTCGCGTTCGCCTGAGTGGTTCTACGCAGGCAGCCTCCCGAAGTTCGAGGGTTTCATCTGCGGGCCGCCCTTCGACTTCGTGGGGGAAAGCCGTGAGGAGTCCTTGGAGAAGCAGATCAAGGTGCTCAAGGCGAAGCTTGCCGAGGCGGAGGCCCGTTCCTCTCAGCAGGAGCGACCCTGAGCGCGTGTCCGCCACCGGTCACTTGAGGGTGATAGCGGGGGCGGAACACAGGCTCAGGACAGAGCACCAGGGTTCGCAAAGCCAGGTGCCCCAACCGTAGCCGAGGAGCAACCCCCCAAATGAGCATCCCCCGCAACCCCACCCGAACCATCCTCGAGCTCGACCCGTTCTGGCACGACATCGTCCGCTGGACCGGCACAGCCGAACGCAACCTCTCCGACATCCAACCCGGCTTCCCCGCCTGCACCCCAGGCTCAGGGAACGTCGGCGGAGGATCAGGCATCGGGGACCGCACCGGCAACACCGCCATCAACCGCCTGATGGCCGACTTCGAAGACACCGCCGTCGCCGACCTCGCCCGCCTCTACAGCATCGCCGGCGAGATCGCCCCCCTCCTGCGCGAGTGGCGCGCCCTCGCCGTGCAGTACTCGTACGCCACCCCCGGCGAACTCCTCGAAGGACGCAAACGCCGCACCGCCCGCCCCACCGAATCCAAAGCGAACGCCGGCAACTGGTGCCACTCCTGCGAACGCCTCGGCCACGCCTCACCCACCTACAAGAACCGCATCGTAGAGAAGGACGAACCCGCCGTCCCGCTCTGCTCCTGGTGCTACGCGTTCGTCGCTGAGAACCGCGTCCTCCCACCACTCACGATCCTCGAAGCCCATCAGCGTGGCCGCTACATCTCCCAGGACGCCGTGAAGAAAGCGTTAAAGGAAGCAGCCCCACCCGAGGTACACAAGCCCGGCAAGAAGCACAAGGCGAACAACGAGCATCCGACACGCCCGAGTGTCCGCCGCCGCGGTCCGGGCGCGGTCGTACCGGTGAAGCGGTGAGGATGGACTCCCACCTGCACACATGCGCGTCTGCTACTGTGCAACGCAAGTCTGGGCACGTGTGTCCGGACCGGTGTTCCTGTCTGGTGGGGCAGTCGAACCCAACCCGAGGCAACCAGTGAGCGGCCAACGCAAACCCTGGCACTCCGGCGACTTCAACCGCGTCTCCCGCACCATGCGAGCCCAAGCCAACGCCGACCCCACCACCACCTGCTGGCGCGACGGCCGCACCCTCGCCGAACACGGACCCAACGCCACCTGGAACTGCGGCCACATCAAACCCCACGAGATGCACCTCTACCAGCAGCACCCCTCCCCGTACGCCACCTGGTCCACAGGCAGCGACCGACAACGCCGACTCTGCGCACCCGAAGTCGCCGGCTGCAACACCAGCCAAGGCGCCACCGACGGCAACCGCACACGCGAACCACACACCCCCTGGTGAACCACCACAGGGGGGAGACCCCCTCGACCACGACCACAGCCGAAGACCCCGCCCGTTTTTGATCTCTCCCCGCCGTTTTTCCACGAGAGGCGGTGACGCCGATGGCTGCACGTAAGGGATCGTCGCTTCGGGTGGTTGCTCCCGGTGAGAAGCCGGTGGAGCGGAAGTTGTTGTCGGTGACTGACGCTGCGGCGAATGGTGATCGGCTGGATCTTCTGTTGTCGATGCAGGCGCGGGTGGCGACTGCGGTGCAGGACCCGAATACGCCGGCGCGTGATCTGGCGGCGTTGACGCGGCGGTTGATGGAGATCGCGAAGGACATCGAGGCGATCCGGTTGGCGATGAAGCAGGAAGGTGCTGATGGCGGCCCAGTCGAAGATCAAGCCTTCGACGCGTCGGCTATCTGAGGTTGCTCGCCATGTCGTGGTTCCTTCGGGGATCGTGACGACTGGCTGGCCGGCGGTTGAGGCGAAGTGCGCCGAGTTCGGAGACGAGTTCGACGAGTGGCAGAAGGGCGCCGGGAGGGTCATCCTCGCTAAGCGGTCGGATGGCATGTATGCGGCGACTGTTGGTGGGGTGACGTTGTCGATCCCTCGGCAGGTGGCGAAGACGTTCCTTGTCGGGCGGATCGTGTTCGCTTTGTGCGTCCTGTTCCCTGGGTTGCGTGTGGTGTGGACGGCTCATCGGACGCGGACGGCGACGAACACGTTCCGGGCGATGTGCGGTCTGGCTCGGCGCCGCAAGGTTTCACCGTATGTGGCTGACATTCGGCGCACGAACGGTGAGCAGGAGATCGTGTTCACGAACGGGTCGATGATCATGTTCGGCGCCCGTGAGCAGGGGTTCGGTCGTGGCATCGACGAGATCGACGTCGAGGTGTTCGATGAGGCGCAGATCCTCACGCTGAAGGCGCTCGAGGACATGGTGGCGGCGACGAACCAATCGCGCCATCCGCATGGGGCGCTGTTGTTCTACATGGGGACCCCGCCGCGGCCTACGGACCCGGGCGAGGTGTTCACTGAACGTCGGCGTGAGGCACTCGAAGTGGAGGCTGCTCGCCGGCGCGGTGAGGACGTCGAGTGCGATGCCGCCTACATCGAGTGCTCCGCTGACCGGGATGCCAAGCCTGACGACCGTGAGCAGTGGTCGATCGCTAACCCGTCGTATCCGCATCGGACCCCGTTGCAGTCGATGCTTCGCCTGCGCAAGAACTTGCCGTCGGTGGAGTCGTGGCGGCGCGAGGCGCTGGGCATCTGGGATGAGGACGTTCTCGCTGGGGCTATCCCGAACTGGTCGAATCTGGTGTACATCGACGGTGAGAAGCCTGGGATCGTGGCGGGTCTCCGGTGGGCGCTGTCTGTGTCCCCGCCGCAGAACGGTGTCCAGTGGGCTGCGATCGGGAAGGCCGGCCGGACAGCGGACGGGTTCTTGCATGTCGAGTGGGTGGAACATCGCAAGGGCACCCGGTGGATCGTGCCCACGTGCAGGCAGCACTTCGAGGCGAACGGCAAGGTGGCGTTGCGGGTCTTGCGCACTGGCCCGGAGGGCGCGTTCATCGAGGAGTTGCGTGCGGCCGGCGTGGACGTCGACGAGGTGTCCAGCGTCGATGACGCTCACGCGACTGGGGTGGTTCTTGATGCGGCGTCGGAGTCCGGGGACGGGTCCCCGCCGAAGCTGCGGCATCTTGGGCAGCCGTCGCTTGACAAGGCGGTGGAGAACGCCGTGTTGAAGATCGGGTCTGAGGGCGGGTTCAAGTGGGACTCGCGTAGGTCATCAGTCGAGATCACCCCGCTGCGGGCGGTGACCGTCGCGCTCGGTGGCGTACCGATCGAGCAGAAGACGTACAAGCCGTCTGTCGTGTACTCGTTCTAGGAGGGGAGGGTGACCCGTGGCTGATCGCACCCTCGAGGAATGGCGGGACTGCCTCCTCAAGATCCTCGAAGGCCGACAGTCGGACATCGCTCGCCGCCGGAACTACTACCGGGGGAAGCACGCGTTCCCGACGGCGCCGAACACGGCAACGGACGACTTCCGGCGCCTGTCGGAGCTTGCGGTGACGAACATGATGGCGTTGGTCGTGGACACGGTGAACGAGCGGCTGACCCCGCGCGATGTCCGCCTGTCCGATGACGACGACGTGAATTTGGCGGCGTGGCGGGATGTGTGGCAGCGCAACCAGTTGGATTCGGACTGTCGGATCAACCATGAGGAAGCGTTGAAGGTTGGTCGCGGGTTCGTGCTGGTGTGGCCGACCGAGGACGAGGATCGGGTGTCGATCACGATCGAGGACCCGGCCGATGTCGTTGTCGCCTATCGGCCGGGGTCGCGGCGTAAGCGTGTCGCTGCGTTGAAGCGCTGGTGTGACGTGCCTGACAGCAAGCCCGGCGAGAACCAGTGCATCACCGTGTGGACCGACAGTGCGGTGAAGACGTGGCGGCGGGATAAGCCGACTGTCGCGTGGGCGGAGTACGGCGACGACTACGGCACCGGGCCGAACCCGATGGGTGTCGTCCCGATCGTCGAGTTCTTGTGCAAGCCGTCGGTGACGGGGATGCCGGCGCCGGAGATCTCGGATTCGGCGATCGTGTTGCAGGACCGGATCAACAAGACCGGGTTCGACGCGGTCGTCGCCGGCGAGTACGGGGCGTTCCCGCAGCGGTATGCGATCGGGATCGAAGTTGAGATGGAGTTCGTCACCGTCAACGGTGAGCAGGTCCCGAAGCCGAAGAATCCGCTGACGGTCGGCCCGAACCGGGTGTGGGCGTTGAAGAACGCCGAGCAAGGTCAGAACGGCACGATCGGCCAGTTGGAGGCGTTCGGCACCGAGGACCTGTTGAAGCAGATCGACGCGTGGATCAGGCAGTTGTCGTCGACGACGCAGACGCCCGTGTACCACATGATGGCGGGCGGGGACAACATCGGCGCCGAGTTCATCGAACGGCTCGAGGCCTCCCAGATCGCGAAGATCAAGGCGCATCAGGTGACGTTCGGGGAGTCGTGGGAGGAAGTGTTCCGTCTCGCGCTGCCGCTGCTCGGCATGGACGCACCGGCGGACATTGAGCTCGGGTGGATGCCGGCGGAGCAGTCGACCCCGACTGAGCAGGCGGACCAGTTGTCGAAGATGAACGCCGCTGATTTGCCGATGGAGTACGCGCTCCGCAAGCTCGGCGAAACCCCATCCGAGATCGAACGGCTCACCGCCAACGGCGGCGGGGCTACACCGCGTGAGCTCGCCGAGATCGTGCAGAAGGCGTACCTCGGGGTCGGCGTGGTCATCACGGCCGACGAGGCGCGCGACATGTTGCGCCGCGCCGGCGCCGAACTCAACGGATCTCTCGCGGCTGACGCGCCCGCTCCCTTGGAGCCGGTGCTCGCCTGAGTTCTCCCGCCCGACATGGGCGGGATCTTCACAACCTGCCGACATGGGAGGCCCAATCCAATGACCACCGCTGACGTTCCCGCGCCCGCCGACACGGCGACGCCAACCGACGCACCTGCAGACCCCCCTGCGCCGACGGACACCCCGACCGCTGACCCTGCTGAGCCCGACACGGACGATGCAGCGAAGTGGAAGGCCCTCGCCCGCAAGCACGAGTCCGAACTGAAGAAGGTGACAAAGGCCCTCGCCGACAAGGAGAAGGCTGCGCTCACCGACCAGGAACGGGCGATTGCTGAGGCGAAGGACGCCGGGAAAGCCGAAGCTCGACGCGAGGCCGCCGCTGAACTGGCGGCAGCGAAGCTCGAGGCTGCCGGTGTCCCCGGTGACGTGATCGAGGACCTGAACCTCGGCCGGTTCGTCGGCGACGACGGGACGGTCGATTCGGCGTTGATCGCGGCGACCGCGGCGAAGTTCGCCGGCACCGCGAAGCCGAAGGCGCCCCCCGTGCCGACCGGCCCCCAAAACGGTGGTGGTCAACCCGCGCAGCTCGACCGGGCTGCGCTCGCATCCATGACTCCCGATCAGATCGTCGAAGCCAAGGCCAAGGGCCAGCTCAACGATCTCCTCGGGATCAAGACCTGAAGGAGGCCAAGTGGCCGTTTCATCGTTCATCCCGGAGGTCTGGGCGGCCACGCTGCTCTCCTCCCTGAAGAAGGCGTCCGTGTTCGCCGGGCCGACCGTCGTGAACCGCAACTACGAAGGTGAGATCCAGCAGGCTGGTGACACGGTCCGCATCACCAGCGTGTCGCGGCCCACGATCGGGACGTACACGAAGAACTCGACCGTCATCACGCCGGAGAACCTGACCGACGCTCAGCGGTCCCTCGTCATCGACCAGTCGAAGTACTTCGCGTTCGAGATCGACGACATCGACATGCGTCAGGCGAAGGACGGCGGCGCGCTCATGGACGAGGCCGCGCAGGAAGCCGCGTACGGCCTGCGTGATCTCGCCGACACGTACGTCGCCGGCCTCTACACCGGCGTGCAGTCGGCCAACGCGATCTCGACCACCAGCGTCACCTCTGCCACTCTTGCGGTGACCGGGCTCGTGAACCTGAAGGTGAAGCTCGACAACGCGAACGTCCCGCAGGAGGGCCGCTACGTCATCGTGCCGCCCTGGTACCACGGCCTGCTGCTGCAGTCCGACACGTTCGTTCGGGTCGACGCGTCCGGCGGTTCGGAAGCGCTCCGCAACGGTCAGGTCGGCCGGGCGTTCGGGTTCGACGTGCTGCTGTCGAACAACTGCATCAACGTCACCGGCGACGACTACATCGTCCAGGCCGGCATCCCGGGTGCGATCACGTACGCCGAGCAGATCAACAAGGTCGAGGCGTACCGCCCGGAGAACGCGTTCTCCGACGCCCTGAAGGGCCTGATGCTCTACGGAGCGAAGCTCATCCGTCCGGACGCGATCGCGACGCTCACCGCGTCGATCACCTGACCCACCCCACCCTGAGAAGGAGACACAGCAATGGCTCGTACCGCTGTCACTGTCGAGGCCCTGTCCCGGACCGGGGCGACGTCCCCGTCGGGCACGAACGCCGACCCGACGAACGGCCACGTCGTCGACCTCGGCAACTATCCGCTGGAAGAGTTCGTCTTCCGGTTCACGAACACGAACGGCTCGGACCGGGTCGCGACGATCAAGGCCGGCGGGAACCCGCCTGCCCTGTCGGCCGGCCAGGGCGACCTTGCGATCACCGTCCCCGCAACGTCGGGTGACATGTCGGTCGCCGGTCTCGAGTCCGCCCGGTTCGTGCAGTCCGACGGGAAGGTCAACATCGACCTCGGCGTGTCGTTCGCCGGGAAGGTGTACGCCGTCCGGGTGCCGCGCTGATGGCCGCCGTCACTGTCCGTATCCGCGGTGCGGGCGGCGCCGAATGGGACGTCGACGTCCCTGAGGCCGGTTCGCCTGCGCGGGAGCTGTTCGATCAGCAACTCGCGAAGGGCGACATCGTCGTCATCGACGGCACGCTCGAGGCCGACGACACGGCCGGTGACGGCGAACCATCGAAGGATGACCTTGCCGCCCAGGCGGAAGCGCTCGGCATCACCGTCGACGCCCGTTGGGGTGTCGCACGGTTGCAGAAGGAGATCGCCGCCGCGAGCGGCGACTGAGGAGGGGGTTGGGATGGCTCTTGCTTCTCTCGTCGATCTGGCCGCACTCGGTGGCATCAATGTCGACTGGGTCGCTGGTGACGCGAAGGAGCAGCGAGCCTCCCGACTTCTCGACCTGGCATCGAACCTGGTCCTCGCCTACCTCGACCGGTTCGGGGTAGCAGAGGCCGACATCGACGGCTGGGAGACGTTCCGACAGGGAGCACTGTCGGCTGTGGTGGCGGAGATCGCAGCGAAACGGCTGACGGTGTCCGCTGCCGCGTCGGTTGATCCGTACGGGACGCCGGTCGGGCCGCAGACACTCAAGTTGAACCGGTGGGAGAAGGAAGCGATCCGCGAACTGATCCCTGGTTCGGTGGCGCCGACCGGGTCTGCGTCGCTCGTTGTTGATCGTGACGCGGCGTCGTCCGCGTTGAGTTACCTGTCGCCGGCGGCGTCGGTCACTGACGAGTTCTTCGAGGTGCCGTGAACGTCCAGACTGTCCGCGAAGCAATGCGGGACGCGATGCCCGGCTACTTCCCGGGCTGGGACGTCACGCTGGGTTCCTGGGGTCTCGATCTGAACGCGACGAAGGTCGTGCAGATCGGTCATGCCCCACCCATCCCCGAGACGTTCCGGGCACAGTCGATCGAACTGCCTGTTCTGCTCTGGGTGAACGAGGCCGAACACGCCGAAGCGGTGAACGACATGTACCTGGCGATCTCGTTCGACGCCGGGACGCCGTGCCGGCAGATGGCTGATGCTGGGCTGATCACTCGCCTCACCGTCCTCGCTGTCGGGCCCCGCCAGGAGGGACCGACCGGGTTCATCGCTGCCGACCTGACGTGGTTCGTCCAGGTCGCCAACACCTAGGAGGTCGTGATGAAGGTGTGTGTGGAGACGCATGAGTCGCCCGGGTTCGGTGTGATCCCGGAGGGTTCCCTGTGGGATGACGACTCGCGGTTCATCGTCGACGAAGACAAGTTCGTGGACGTGCTCGAGGACAAGCCGGCTGAGCCGACGAAGAAGAAGGGCGGCCGCTGATGGCTGTGGACTTCATCCATGACTGTTCGCTGCTGGTCGGCGGGTTCGAGGTCGCGGGGAACGCGAAGTCGGCGAACCTGTCGACGTCGGTTGCGGAGCTCGACACGACGCCGTTGTCGACGTCCGGCTGGAAGACCTGCATTGGTGGGAACAAGTCCGGCAGTGTGGACATCACGTTCATGTCGGACATGGCGCAGAACGGGTTGGATTCGACGTTGTGGTCGTACTTCGGTACGGCTGGGGTGCCGAAGTCGTTTGTGCGTGGCACGGCGGATGGGTCGCTGGCGTATCTGTGGCGGGGTATCCCGTTGTCGTTCACGCCGTTGGAGGGCAACGCCGGGGAGTTGGCGATGGGCCGGGTTTCGGGGCAGTCGTCGACGGGTCCGGTGGTTCGTGGCCGGTTGCTGCATCCGGGGTCGACTGCTCGGTCGTCGTCGTCGTCGGGGACGGCGCAGCAGTTGGGTGCGGTCACGTCCGATAAGTCGCTGTACGCCGCCCTGCATGTCCTCGCTGTGTCGGGGACGACACCGAGCCTGACAGTGAAGGTTCAGTCGGATGACAGCTCGGGGATGACAACCCCGACGGATCGGATCACGTTCTCGGCGGCGAACGCCGTCGGCTACCAGTGGGGCAGCGTGGCCGGCGCGATCACGGATGACTACTGGCGGGTCACGTGGACGATCTCGGGGACGGGCCCGTCGTTCCTGTTCGCCGTCACCGCCGGAATCCTCTAGCCCCTCTCAACCCTTCTACCAACCCCATGAGCGTCGCCGTGTGCGGCGCTCTTTCGCGTACCCCCAAAGGAGACACCAGTGAGCGTTTTCGCACTCACCGCCGAATACGTCGCCATCGCTGGCGTCGATCAGTCGGCCAACTTCAAGAGCGCCGTCCTCACCGTCGACGCCGCCCAGCTCGACACCACCGACTTCGCGTCGGCCGGCTGGACCGAGATGATCGGCGGACTCAAGTCCGGCACCCTCGCCCTCACCGTCCAGGATGACGTGACGAACAGCGCGATCGATGACGTGCTGTGGGGGTTCCTCGGGACCGTGCAGACGTTCGAGATCCGTCCGACGCAGTCGGCGGTCGGATCGAACAACCCGAAGTACACGGGGAGTGTGCTGATCACGTCGCATTCGATGGGCGGTCAGGTCGGGGATCTCGCGACGAAGCAGTTGTCGTTCCCGACTTCCGGCGCCGTCGCACGAGCTGAGGCGTGAGCAACCAGCCTCGCAAGCGCCCCGCCACGAAGACCCAGCCAGCGGCAGAGCCGGTGGTTGAGCCTGACCAGGCGAAGGTCGCCGCGTTCCTATTCGACATGGGCAGCAAGACCGACGTCGAGTTCGTCTCTGCCTACGCCGAGTTGGCTCAGTCGCGGCCGTTCATCCATCCGGCGCACGTCGTGCGAATCCTGAAGCTCGCAGCGCTCGGGCTCCCGGACAGCGCGAAGGGCGATGGCTGACACCTTCGCTTCGTTCGCTGCGAAGCTCGACAGGTTCGCGAACGGTTTGCGTGACCCCGAGTTGCGCAAGGTGATGGACCAGGCGGGCAAGGCGGCGCAGAAGACGGCGGAGCGGGCGGCGTCCGCTGATCTGGGTGGTGATCCGAAGTTCTCGGGTTGGGCGCCGACGTTGGACACGAAGATCGCGCACGTCGGCGAGGGCAAGGTTGTCGTTCATCCGACCCGGTCGAGTGCCGGTCCGTGGACGGTCGCTGAGCAGGGCCGCAATCAGGGCAACGCCGGCGGGTTCGCGGGTCCTGGCGTGAACCGTCGGACGGGTCTGACGTCGAGGACGAAGTCAGGGAAGTTGCGGAAGGTCCGTCAGGCGGGTCGCCGGTGGAACGGTCGGACGGCTGGTAAGGGCACGGCGTCGAAGGCGACGGCTGCGATGGAGCGGGAGACGCCGCGCATCATCGAGGACGGCGTGAGGCGGGCTATCCGGGAGGCGGGGCTGAGCTGATGGCGAATCGCATCACGGTCATCCTGGACGCTCTCGGGTTCGACAAGGGCTCCGCGCAGGTCAAGGGGTTCCGTCAGCAGATCGCCGAAGCGGACGGCGCGACAGGGAAACTCAAGGCCGGCACCGCGTCGCTGTCGCAGACGATCTCGGCGAACATGGGCCCAGCGATGCTGGCAGGTGCTGGGGCAGCGGTCGCGTTCGGGGTGAAGGCGGTCGGTGCGTTCACTGATACCGCGAAGGCTGCGATCGACATGGGCGCAGCGACCGGTCTCGCGACCGAGGATGCGTCGCGGTGGATCGCTGTTGGTGACGACATGGGGGTCACGGCCGAAGAGTTGACGGCCGGTATCGGGAAGATCGCGAAGACCCTCGATGACAGCAAGTGGGGGAAGTACGGGATCGAGACTCGGACCGCGGCGGGTGAGGCCCGTAGCGCGAACGATGTTCTGATTGACACCCTCGACATGCTCGGCAAGGTCTCCAACGAGACTGAGCGGGCACGTATCGGGAACGACCTGTTCGGGAAGGGCTACAAGAGTCTCGCGCCGATCGTCGGGAAGACCGCCGCCGAGTACCGCAAGTATCTCGGCGAGGTCGAGGACGGGCAGGTCATCACCGAGGCTGAGGCGAAGAAGGCCGAGCGGATGCGTCTCGCTCAGGACGCTCTCGCTGACACCCTGAACGAGGTGACGCTTGCCGTCGGGTCGTTCGCTGCTTCGTTCGCGCCGGCCATCGAGGAGGCGTCGCAGTTCCTGAACGTGCTGATCGAGATCGACCGGCACACCGGGGCTCTTGAAACGCTCGGGAATCCGCTGCCTAGTGACGGCGGGAAACTGGGTGACCGCATCCGCCAGCTGGCCGAGCTCGGGAAGAACGAGCAGGAGTTGACGGCGGCGCTGCGTGAACGCGGCGAGTCGGAGCAGACCATCGCTGCGGTTGTGCGTGCCCGTGCCGAGATGGACGCGAAGGCGGCCGAGGAGGCCGCCAAGAACCGTGACGTCGCCGCCGAGCAACGGCAGGCCCTTCACGAGTTGGCTTCCCAGTACGACCAGCTGGAAGCCGGGATGCGGGTAGCTGGCCGCACCCAGGAACTTACGGCCGAGGAGACCCGCTATCTGGCCGACCTGTACGGCGACATGGAGGCCGGCATCCGGGATCTGATCCCCGGAGTGAACGACCTCGAGTACGCCCAGGACCGTGCCGCCGAAACGACGCGAGACATGGCGGCTGCTGCCGCGGAGGCGCAGGCCGCGTACGACGAGTTCACGACGTCGCTGAGTAACGAGCAGTCGCTGATCGATGTGCAGCGCCTCCTGGACGAGTTCCCGGGGAAGCTCGCGGAGATTGACAAGGCCGAGAAGCAGGGGGCGATCACTGCCGAGGAGGCGCAGCGGCAGCGGCGTGAGGCGGTGCTCGCCACGAAGGACGAGGTCTTCAAGTACCTGACTGAGGTTCAGAAGATCCCGCCGGAGCGGGCGACGGAGATCGTCGCCACGCTGGACTGGGGCAGCGTCTCCCAGGTGGAAGACGAAATCGAGTTTCTGCGCCGCACCCGTGACGCCTACATCAACGTGCACTCCAACTACGTCGGGGCGAACGGGCAGGGCAGCTCGAAGGGGTACACGTTCGCTGAGGGCGGGTTCACGGGTCGTGGCGGCAAGAACGACATCGCTGGCATCGTTCACAAGGGCGAGTACGTCCTACCTCAGGAGATGGTGGATCAGACCACGGGCAAGCCGAAGGGCTTCGCCGCGGGCGGGTTCACGGGCCCGACGATCACGCACACCACGATCATGCCAGCGACCGTTGTGTCGTCGACGCCGAGTGTTGCTGCCGGGCCGACCCCGGAGGAAGCGAAGGCCGAAGCCGACCGGGCGGCACGCGAGGCGGTAGAGCGTGAGGACGAGATCCAGGCGGCGATGTACGAGACCGGCCAGATCTCCTTGGACGCCTATCGCAAGTACGTGGAGGGCCGGCAGAACTCCGAGGAGAAGAACACCAAGGCGTGGTTGGAGCAGTGGCGCATCCTGCGTGGACTACGCGAAGAGGAAGCGGCGCAGCAGAAGAAGCTCCACGACGAGGAGTTGGCTCGCGAAGAGGAGGCGTTGAAGAAACGCAAGGAGGCCGCCGAGGCCACCCTCGAAGCGATCAAGCAGGCGTACGAACAGGCGCGTGCCATCCAACGGTTGCAGCAGGCGGAACGTGACGTCGCTGACGCGTTGAACGACATCGTCGATGCCGAGCAGGAGTTGGCGGACGTCGAGGACGACAAGGACCGCAAACGGGCTGCGGAGAACGTGCAGCGGGCGATCGAGCGTGCTGGGCAGGAGATGTTCTCTGGTGCCGGGGCGCGGGCTGAGGCGAATGGGTTCGCGGCTGGGACGGTGGAGTGGGCGCGGTTTGTGCGGCGTGAGGTTGAGCAGGCGATGAAGGACTATCCGCAGTTGGCGGGTGTCCTGGGGAACTTGTTGGTGGGTGTGCCTCGGTTGGCGTCTGGCGGGATCGTGAAGGCCCGCCCGGGCGGGACGCTGGCGGTGCTTGGCGAGGCCGGCAAGGACGAGATGGTCACGCCGCTCGACGGGCGTATGGCTGCTCCGCAGAAGGTGTTCAACATCAACGTCCACGCGTTCGACGGGCGCGGCGCTGGGGCGGCGGTGGTGAAGGCGATCAAGGAGTACGAGCTCGCGAACGGGAAGGTGTTCTCGAACCGATGAGCATCACCGGATGGGATGGCGTCACCCTCACCGTGGAGGCCGGGTTCTCCCCGGTGATCGATCAGTACAGCGTGTGGGATGGGTCGTTCTGGGACACCGCAACCTGGGGTCCTGATCTGGCGTGGACCGACGTGACGGGTGATCTCCGGTCGTTCGAAACGTTCCGCGGTCGACGTCGGGTCGATGACCGCTACGAGGCGGGGACAGCGACGTTGGTCCTCGGGAATCTGTCGGGCGACTACTCGCCGGCGAACTCCGACTCCCCCTACTGGGATGCGACGACAGGCACGACAACGGTTCGACCGTGGAGGCCGTTCCGGATTCGTGCCGCCTACGACGGGGTGACGTATCCGGTGTACTACGGGTACGCGCTGTCGTTCCAGGAGTCGTACGCGAAGGGGCAGGACAACGTCGTCACGATCCCGTTGATCGACGAGTTCGGTCGGCTCGCAGCGTTCGCTGGGGTCGCGCAATCGTCGCAGGGTGCCGGCGAGTTGTCGGGGTTCAGGGTGCATCGCATCTTGAACAACGCGGGCAACACCGCCACCCGAGATGTCGATCTGGGCGTGTACACGCTCGCGGCGACCGACCTGTCCGAGAACGCGCTCGAGGATCTGTTCCTCACTGCCGACAGTGAGGGCGGCGCGGTGTACGTCGGTGCGGACGGTGCGATCGTGTTCGACTCGCAGGGCGCGATCGTGGAGCAGGAGCGGTCGACGGTCGCTCAGGGGTTCTACACCGATGCCGACGGCGGCGGGCTCGTCTACTACGACGCTGTCACCGAGTACACGGGTGACAGCCTGATCAACGAGGCCGCCTACCAGCGGGCCGGTGCGACATCGACGCAGATCATCAGCAACGAGACGTCGAAGGCGTTGTACGGCACGAGGCGTGACGCCCGCTCCGATTTCGTGTGCGAGACCGACGACCAGCTGGTCGGGTTGGCCGGTTGGAAGGTGTCTCGTTTCGCTGAGCCGGAACAGCGGATCGCGTCGATCGAGGTGCGTCCGCAGTCGAACCCGTCGAGCTGGTATCCGCAGGTGTTGGGTCGCCTGTTGCGTGATCTTGTCCGGGTGCAGTGCTCCCCGCGGGGGAGCTACACGTTGGACCAGTACGCGTTCGTTGACGGGATCACGCATTCGGTGACGTCGGATCTGTGGGTCACGCAGTTCTCGTTCTCTGATGCGTCGCCGTACATCGGTGTCGGGACGTGGGATTCGGCGGTGTGGGACACGACGAGGTGGTTCATCTGATGGTGCATCTCGACGTTGTTGTGCATCCGATCTCGACGCTCGCTCATCCGTCGGTGCCGCCGGGGTGGCGGTGGGCGGTGATGGTGTCCCCGCATCAGTTCGATGACATGCGTCGTTGTGCTAACGCCGGCTGGTGTCCGGATCGCACGGCTGCCCTGTTGGAAGGCGAGCAGGCCGGGGTGACGGCGGTGCGTGCGTTTCGTCTGGTTGGTGTCGAGTCGACGTGGTCAACGATCGAACTCCCGGCTGATCCCATCCCTCCGGGCGGCGATCAGATCCATTTCGCCTAGGAGGCTGTTTTGCCGTATACGACTGTTGTCGCGGGGACCACGATCACTGCGGCGTGGGGCAACGCGAACGTCCGTGATCAGGTCGTCACCCCGCACGCCGACGCGTCAGCTCGGACGACCGCGGTGACCGCGCCCGTTGAGGGGATGGTCCACCACTTGAACGATGTCAACTGTTTGACGGTGTACTCGGGGTCGACGTGGTCGACGGTCGGTCCGGTGCATGGGTCGGGGTTGACGTGGACGCCGGCAGTCATGCAGTCCGGGTCGGTCACGGCGACCACCACCTGGGCGCGGTACCACCGGTTCGGGCGGATGATCGTCGGGAACTGCATCATGGCGATCACCGGGACCGGCACCGCGAACAACGCGATCACTGTGTCGCTCCCCGTTTCGGCCAACACCACGCTCTCGGGAGGGTTCGGACAGGTTGGTGCCGCGACCCTGTACGACGCATCTTCCCCCGCGGTTCACCCGGGCGCCGTTGTATTCGCCTCGTCCTCGACGGTGAAATTCGGTACCAGCAACGCCGGCGCGGCCGACGCCTACCTAGGACAGAACCTGTCCACGTTCGCCGTTGCCGTAGCTAACGGCGACATCATCAAATTCAACTTCAACTACGAGGCGGCCGCTGACGCCTAGCAGTCGGCGGTGATGTCGATGGTGTAGATGGCACCGCCGTCACTGAACGCTGTTGCGCGCTGCCCGACCGCTGCCGTGAGGTCGACGGTCATCGCCTCTCCTGGCGCCAGCGCCGCACCAGCCTGTGTCAGGGGCATCTGGTGCGGTCCCGACTGGACGAGAACCGCGTGGCTGTTCACGTCGGTGTTGAGGAAGGTCACTGCCGGCGGGCATGACGGGGACGCAGCGATCACGTTCCCATCCGGGTTCGGGACCAACTTCACGGCTGGCGGGTCAGGATCGTTCTTCGCTGGCGTGGTACTTGTGGCCGGCGGGCGCCCAACGAAAGAACTGAGCAGTTGCTCGGCCCCGGCGGGGTGCTCGGCGTGGTAGGCGTGCCAGAACGCAACCTCTTGCGGGGTGCAGGCGGTAGCGCCGAGTACCAGCCCGGCAATGGCGGTGAGTGTGCGGATCTTCATGGCTGCCCCTTGAGTGCTTGTTTGACGAGGTCGCGGATGACCTCGGCGATTTTCTGGTTGCGGTCGGCGGCGATCTCATCGAGTTGGCGTCGGGTCTCGGCGTCGAAGCGGATGGTGATTCGTGGGCCGATGACTGGCCTGCCTTTGCCTACCACACCCACCATTAAGCGCCGCCGTTTGATGGTTGTCAAGAGGGAGATCCCGGGGATGCGTTGGGTGCGGTGGTTGGAGCATGTGGTGGCGGTGTTCGGGCTGGTAACCGGCGTCGGGCTCATCGCCCTCTGGGCACGCCTGACATGGAAGGAACACCAATGACCGCGATGCGTTTCCGTGTCGAGAACCATCTCCTCGTCGCGAACCGGCCGCCCCTCACCGGCGAACAACCCCACCAAGTCCGGCTCCTCCCACAAGCCGCGACACAGGACCCGATCATCCCGTGGCTGATCATCAACCACACCCAAGCCGCCAGCCGGCCGATCTCGCTCGAGTCCGCCTGGCTGACCGACACGAAACGCACCGACGGGATCGAGTCGCATCTGCTGTGCGACATGGACGGCCGCCTGTTGCAGTCGATGCCGTTCAACATCGTCGCTCACACAAGCTACAAGGCGAACCGGTTCTACGTGTCCGGGGTCGGCTGGTGCGGCCAACTGTCGGTCGAGTCACAGGATCAGGGTGCGGCGACGTTGAACCAGACGCCGTGGTCACCCGCCCAGTTCGAGGTGCTGTGCCAGGCGTGGGCAGCGTGCTGTGTCGCCTACGGCATCCCGGTGCAGCCGGTCCCGTCCGCGTATGGGCGGGGCGTGTCGCAGCACAACGCGTTCGCGGACTGGTCGAAGTCAGCGCACTCCTGCCCGGGCACGGCACGCACAGCGCAGATGCCGGCGATGCGAGCTCGTATCCAGCAGATCATCGACGACGCCTCCCCCGTCGTTGTTCCCCCCACGTCCGAGGAGGACGACATGCGAACGATCATCACACGTTGGGCTGGTGAGCCGTATGACATCGAGGTCGGTGACGTGCTCCCGGCGTCGACGCAGCGGCCGTGGCGTGGCATCAACCCGGACGAGGCGAACGCGTTGATCGCTGCCGGCCTCGCGGACGATCGGCGTGGGACTCCGCTGCCATTGTCGTTGAAGGGTGCGGAGAACGCTGGCCGCCCGCAGTATCCGCGCATCGGCTGATGTGGTCGACGGCGGCGATGAATACCCACGGAGGGCGGCATGAGCAGAAGGTGGTTCCCGACCCCGAAGGAAGGGCGAGACATCGCCTGGGCGCTCGCCCCCCTCGTCGGTCTCGGGATCATCGTGTGGCGTTTCGCAACCCGGCAGCCCTGGCAGTACGGCGATGTGCTCGTCGTGACCGGTCTGCTCGGTATCGGAGCGTTCGGGATCTTCTCCGAGAAAGGCGCCGATGATGATCAGCCTGATCGCGACACTCGTAGGACTCGCCGCGTTGACCGCCGCGGCGAGTTGGGGGATGCGCGGGAAGACGATCACCGCGCCGGTCGCGGTGATCGCTTTCTCCGCAATCGTGGCGGTTGGCTTCACCGGGTTCTGGGCGAACAACCGGCAGACCGACGGGCGCACGCATGACGCGTGTGTGACTCGGGCTGAGGGTCGGACGGATGTGCGTGCGGCGTTCACCCAGTTGTACGACACGTTGGAGGTGGCGTTCCCGGCTACGGATGCTCAGGAGTTGATCGTCGGGTTGCGTGCCGGCCTGAACGAGTTGCTGCCCCCGTTGTCCGCGGCCGACTGCTGATGAACAAGAAGATGCGCCGACTGGCTGTCCGCCTCCTCGACGACGCCTGCTGCTGGACCCACTGGCTGACCTGGCATCGCCCGTGGCTGTGGCTCGGTTGGCGTAAGGGGCGACTGCCCGTCATCGGGCTGTGTGCCCATTGCCCGCTGGCCGAGTTGTCGAGCCGCCTTGATGAACGCTGGTTCCCAGACGGCGACGGCGAATGGAAGCCGGTCAACGGCACTGAGCCGACTACGGCGAACAGCGCTGCGGCGACGGTGACAACGCGCTGGGAGTGACGCGGGTGACGTGCCGCGTCAGGGGGGAGGGCGGCTACCCATCCCCTTCGGCGGCACGTCTACCCCAGAGAGTCGCGCGAACCCACCCAGATACACGAACCGGAAGGACACCTCGTGTCTGCTACTGCTGCCCTCATCCCGCCGAAGGTGCGGGCCGTCCTCTACGTCCTGACCGTGATGCTCGCCGCGTTCTACGCGGTAGCGACGAAGGCCGTCGACATCGCCTGGCCGTACGAGGCTGCGTACGCGGCGTGGAACGCCGGCATCGGCGCGCTCGCGGTGTCGAACACTCAGGCGGCGTCGGATGCGTAGCGCGTCGATCGCAGGTACCGCGCTGATCATCGCGGCGATCGCGATCGCCGCCGGGCTTGTCGGCACCTGGATCTATCACCTGACCACCTCCTGAAAGGACCCCCTTCCGATGGCCATTGCACTCGACTCGTCCATCCGCAACGCGATGATGGATGCCATCACGACCCGCGCCGGCGGCTCGGCGAAGCTGCGCATCTACAACGGCACCCGACCGTCAACCGGTGGGACCGCTACCACTCTCCTCGCGGAACTCACCTGCAACGCGACGTTCGCACCGTCAGCGTCGGGCGGGGTGCTCACGCTCAACTCGATCACCCAGGACTCCGCTGCGGACGCGACCGGCACCGCTACGTGGTTCCGGATCGTGAAGTCGGATGGCACCACGTTCGTCATGGATGGCGATGTCGGGACGTCCGGTTCGGACCTGAACCTGAACACGACGTCGATCGTGTCGGGCGGCACCGTGTCGGTGACGTCAGCGACGTTCACTGCGCCGGGAGCCTGACGTGGGGTATCGGTTGCCTGGTGGTGACGGATGACGGCGACGACGCACAAGGGGTACGGCACGATCGTGTCGTGTCTCACGACAGAGCTGAACTCGTTGGCCAACAACGCCAACACGACGGCATCGAGCGCGATCGACAACTCCACGAACCTTGATCTCTACGGCGACTTCGAGCTCGTGATCGGGACCACCTCGGCTCGGACTGCCGGCGCGGTCGTGCAGGTGTTCTTCGCGGTGTCGGCGGACGGCACGAACTACGCGGACGTCAACGAGACCACCGCGGAGCTGGCGTGCACGTTCTCCCTCGACGCCGCCACGACCGCTCGGCGTGCGGTCGTGCGGGACGTGCCGCTGCCGCCAGGGCTGTTCAAGGTGTTCGCCCGCAACGTCACCGGCCAGGCCCTCAACGCGTCGGGGAACACAGTGAAGTTCCGGCCGCATTCGCTGCTGAACACCTGAGGAGGCGCCGGTGGGCTTGAAGTTCGTGGCGGCCAACTCGGCCCGGCTCGTCTACACCCAGGCGCGGCTCAACGGCCTGAACTTCCGGTGGGGTACGGCTGCGTTCCTCTGTCAGATCAACTCGTTCCATGACGGCGAGTTCATGTCAACCAACGACGGCGCCGGCACGTGCGTCGACTACTTCTACAACGGGTCCGCCGGGCTGAACACCGACAAGGCCGCCCTGTTCGACGGGACCACAAACTCACTCGGCGCCACCCACCCGACCCAGGGCGAACCGATCATCGAGGTCTACACGAAAGCCTCCGGCACCGCGACCCCACGGTTCCACCACTACCGCGGCTCGACGGCGACATGGACGCACGAGGCCGGCAACGCCACCTGTGTCGACGGCGCAACGCAGACCGACATGCTGATCGGCTCGTTCCAGGATGCTGCTGCGTCGGGCGCGTTCGACGGGGTGATGTGGGCGATGGCGTTGTGGCAGGGGCGGGCGATGGCGGACGCGGAAGTGGAACGCCTGGCCCGGGGCGAGTGGGCGAAATGGCGGCCGGACTTCAACCATCAACGCCCGGCGTACGACGTGCCGAACTGGACGCAGGAGGTCGGGTTGCGGCGGATGCGGGCGAACAGCAGCCCGAACGTGGTCCGTGCTGATGTGCGGCCGCCGGCGTGGTTCAGGTTTGACCCGACCCGCCCTCAAGCGCTCGGTCGCCGCTGATGCCGGGCGCTATCGGACCGAACCCCGGTCAGGTCGGCCGCGCTGTCCCTGCGCCTCCCGCCTCGGGTGTCACCGGCACGATCAACGTCACGTTGGGTGCGGTCATCTCGGCGGCGAGCGGCACCGTCACGACTCCTCCGGTCACCGGCACGATCGCGGTGACTCTCGGCCCGGTTGTCGCCGCGGCGTCGGGGACGTTCGGGAACTACATCCTGGCCGACGACTTCCCGGGAACCTCGATCAGTTCGAGCAACTGGGAGGTCTACGACCGGCTTGGCGACCAGGTCAACAACGAGGTCAACGCGGTCATCCCCGCCAACGTGCGTGTGTCGTCCGGGACGTTGAAGATCGACTCGAAGTTCGAGGATGTCGTCGCGGGGGACACGACGACCAGCGCCCCGAACCCGCGGACAGTGCACTACACGTCGGGGCAGATCGCCCAGAAGGGTGCCCCGTTCCTGTACGGCAGCGTGCAGGTCCGAGCCAAGATCTGTGCGAACGGCACCGGGACGTGGCCGTGTATCTGGATGCTCGGCCACGCCTGGCAACGCTCCCAGCCGTTCACCGCGAACACTCCTGAGCACAACTGGCCGAACGGCGCCTGGTGGGAAGCCGACATCGCCGAGTTCATGCAAGGCCACCGCACCCTGCAGAACTGCGCCCTGCATTTCGTCACGGCGAACCGCGGCGGTTCCGGCGAGAAGTCGATCCCGTTCGCCGCGGACTCCCGGTTCATGGTGTACCGCCTCGACTGGACCGCCACGTCGATGACATGGTACGTCGACGCCGAGGACGGCAACGGCTGGGTGCAGCTGTTGCAGATCACCGGTACCGCCGGGACGGACATCCCGAACACGCCCGGCTACCTGATCATCCACACCGCGATCGGCGGCGCCGCCGCCGAGACCCCTGTCTCGGGCACGTTCCCGGTGACGATGGAAGTCGACTACGCGCGGATCACCCTCGACGCGACCTCGCCCGATAACGGCACGATCGACGTCACCATCCCTCAGGTCACGAGTTCGATCTCAGGCTCCGCGTCCGCCCCGCCGTCCGGGACGATCGCCGCGACCCTCGGGCCGGTCACCTCCTCGATCTCCGGTACCGCGACACCACCCGCGTTCACCGGAACGATCGGTGCGACGGTCGGCGCGGTCACGCCAGCAATCTCCGCGACGTTCACCCCGCAACCAGTGTCCGGCTCGATCGCCGCCACCGTCGCCGCGGTGACATCGTCGATCAGTGGCACGTCCACCCCACCGCCCGTCACCGGGACGGTCGCCTCGACGCTTGGCGCGGTGACGTCGTTGGCGTCGGGGACCGCAACCCCGCCGCCGATCACCGGCACGATCGCCACCACGCTGACTGCGGTCACCCCGTCGATCTCCGGGGCGCACACCCCGCCCGGTGTCGCAGGAACGATCGCGGTGACGTTGGGAGCGGTCACGAGCTCGGCGTCCGGGACGTACACACCGCAACCGGTCACCGGAACGATCGCCGTGTCGATGCCGGCGGTGACGTGCTCGGCGTCGGGAACGGTGACGCTTGCCGGGGTCGCCGGGAACATCGCTGTCACTCTCAGCCCCGTCACATCGTCGATCACCGCGACGTCCACCCCGCCTCCCGTCTCAGGCACGATCACCGGCATCCTGTCACCGGTGTCCGCTGCCCTGTCCGGGGCGTTCACGGGTTCCGTGACGTCACCCGTCTACACCGGTCGTCTCACAACGAGCCGCGTTGACATCTCCCGAACGACCGGCAAGGTCGACCAACCTCGCACCTCGGAGGCTGTGCTGTGACTATGTGGAAACGAGTGGCCGGCGACGTCGACGACACGATCGTCCCGCAGCTTGGCGGCATCGTCAATCTGGACGCGGTCGCGTCCGTCGAGGCGCACGTGTGGACGTCCGCCACGCGCGTCAATCTGTCGGCAGCAGTGACGGACTCGGCTGCGCGAACGATCACTGTCGAGTTGGGTGACGAGACAGGATGGTTGGCGACGCAGGCGCCGGTCGTGGCGACGAAGTGGCAGGTCGAGTACGAGTTGACGTTCTTGGATGGGTCAGTGAAGACGTGGCCTGAGGGTTCGCCTGATTTGATCGAGGTCCGCCCTCAGGGCGACCCGTCCGCCTAACCCGCGTCCTGGTTCTCGCCGGCAAGGGCGGGACTCTAAGCGCCCCTCGGTCTTCGGATCGGGGGGCGCTTTTGGCGTTCCCGGGCAGATGTACGATGGGGCGCACCATGTACAGCAGCGGCACCAACTACCGCCAGGAAAAGGAACGCGAGCAGCGCGAACAGATCGAGGCTCTCGCTCGGCGCGTGGCCGAGTTGGAAGAGCGGATCGACCGCATGTGGACGCGGGCCTTGTGGGCGATCCCGGTCGTCATCGGGGCTGTGCTCGGCAGCGTTCTGCGCTGATCTGCGCGGGTGTCGGGTGGGACCCGGGCGGCGGCCTAAATCCCACCCGACCCGGCACAGAGTCGCGCGACCGCCGACAGATACTCGAACTCAGGCGACCACGACGAGCGCCGGCTGCTCGCTGTAGAACGCCTCGCGGCGGGCCTCCATCGCCGCTCTGATCCTGGTGAGCCCGATCCGCCGCAGATACACCTGCGTCGTCGCCAGCGACTGGTGGCCGAGGAACTGCTGCACGACCCGCAGGTCAGTCTCGATGTCAGCGATGTCCGACGCCGCCGTATGCCGGAGCGCGTGCGCCGCCTTCCCGTCGAGCGGCCGATGCTTCACCCCGGCATCGCGCATCCACTGCGCGACAAGCATCCCCAGCCAGCAGTTCGAGATCGACCGCTGCCCGTCGAGCGTGCGGATCATCGGGCCCGCCGTCACCCCGATCGACGACAGGTAGCGATCCAGGTGGCCGCTCGCTTCGGGGAGCACGGGCAGCTGGCGCATGTGGCCGCCCTTCCCGGTGACGGTGATGACGCCGGCGCGGCGGTCCCAGTCGCCGACCTCGAGGCCGAGCACTTCGGCGCGGCGCAGGCCGAGGCCGAGCATGAGCGTGACGATCGCACGGGCGCGCAGGTCGGGCAGCGACTCCCAGAACCGGTGCGTCTCCTCGTCGGTGAGCGCCCGCGGTACCGACCGCGGAACCTTCGGGGTGCGGACGTCCACCATCGGATGGCGAGCGATGTGCTTCTCGCGTTGGAGCCAGGTGAGGAACCCGCGCAGCGTGTTGACGTCGTTGCGGAGCGTTCCGGGTGCGAGGTGCCGGCGGGACTCCATCCACCGTTCGATGTCTCGGCGGCTCATGTTCTTGATGGGTCGTGCCCCGAACGATTCCGCGAAGGTGAGAGCGACTGTCCGATACCGCCTCGCCGTGCCTGGTGTGATCTCGCGGCGGCGGACGCGCCCGTTGATCCATGCGTAGACGAGCGGGACGAGCGTCGCCGCGCCCGGCGTCCCCTTCCCCACTTGCCCGCCATCATCGGCCGATTGAGATGCCTGTTCAAGAGCGCCGCCCGGAATGACCTGAAGCTTGACCATCGTCACTGACCGCGCGCGGTCAGACCCTGTTCCGCCGGTAGTCGGCCTCGGCGGCGTCGGCCAGCTCGACCGCCTTGCGGAGCGCCTCGCGCGCCTCGAGCAGCCGGCACGGCGCGCCGTACGACCCGTTGGGCCGAGCGAAGTTGAAGCGGGCGCCCTCGATGCACCGTTCCGCCTCGGCGAGCAGGTCAACGAACTGCTCATGGCGTCGATCCTGGCGACGCTCGTAAGCAGCGGCAGCGGAGAGCTTGCCCATCACGAACCCCAGAACTTCATGTCGTCGATCACTTCCTGGGCCGTGAGATACGACCGTGCGACACCTGCCCTCGTCTCGCAACGCAGGAAGCATTCGCGAGTTGGGTAGTTCTCGACGATCTGCACGTTGAGGAAGTGGTTGCGCCAAAGCAGACCGGCGTACCGCTCGGCATCCCGCCGAGTCATGTACCTGGTCGACGCGCTCGCGTTCACGCCGCCACCTCCGCCACGCCGGCCGTAGGCTCGATCCCCCATGGCCCACGAATACATCTAGCCATGCGGGTCTCCTGGCCTGGGTCACCGTTGTCGGTGATCGTGCCGGTGAGGAGCCACTCGAACGGGACGCCGGTGCGGAGCGCCCACACGCGCAGGGTGGAGCGGCTGGGCTGGGTCCGGCCGGCGAGGTAGTTGCCGACGGTGTTGCGCCCGACGCCGAGCTCGTCGGCCATCTCGGCGACCTTCACGTCGCTGGCTTCGAGTGCGAGCCCCATTCGGTGCCTCATCTCGAAGCGAGGCACAGGGGCGCTGTGATCAGCAAGATTGCTCATGTCGGAGGAGCATACGCCGTTGCCCAAGCGACGGCAAGTGACAAAGGACCCGGAACAAATCCTCATCCAACGCGCTTGACAAACGTCTAGGCATTGCCCAATAGTGGGGCTATGCCCAGACCGATCCCGCTCGTGGAGATCCCCAGCCGGGACGTGGCCGTGATCCTGGCCCTGCCGGACCAGTCGTCCGTCTCCCGCCTCGTCCGCAACGGCAAGCTCACCCCAACCAGGAAGCTCCCCGGACGCACCGGCGCCTACCTGTTCAACAAGGCGGATGTGCTGGCCCTCGCCCTCGAGCGCAAGGAACGGCTCGAGGCCACAGCCGAGGCCATCGGGTCGGCGCTCGAAGAGGTCGCGTCGTGAGCCTCGTCAACTTGGACCCGCTGGCGACTCTCCTGAGCGAGCCAGCCTTTCGGTGGCTGGACCAGCCAAACATGGCTCTCCTGACGGATGACCTTCGAGTCATCCACCGCACCGAGGCCGAGCTCCGCGACGGGCTCGCCGCCTTCGCCCATCTTCACGGCTGGCACGTGACAACCGAGTTCGTCATCCCAAGCTGGGGGCGGGTCGACCTGATCGCCGTCACTGCCGAGCGGACATACGTGATCGAGGTCAAGAAGAAGATCTCCCAAGCACGTCAGGCCCGGCTCGCCGTCCAACAGGTGGACGGCTACGCGAAGCAACTCGAGCGGCTGTACCGGTGGCCTATGGACTACGGATCTGTCGATCCGATTGTCGCTGCCTCGGAGATCGACGAGGAGGTCGTGCGTTCAGCTGCTGCCGCGTACCCGGTCACCGGGATATCGGTCGGTCATCTGCTCTGGCGGTTCTCCCGGTACGGGGACAAGACCCTTGCGATCGACCGCATCGAGCTGACGCAACGTGAGGTCCGGCTCCGCCGTTCTGCAATCGCAGCCCTGATCGATGACCAGGAGGGCGCGTCATGAGCGAGCAGTTGTCGTTGGACGCCTACCGGTCGACCGACCCGGAGACGAGCCGGATGGCAGCGGCGAAGGCCGCCCGGCACGCGGCTACCGACCGTGACCGTGCGTTCTGCATCCTCGTGGAGGACGGGCCGTGCACTGACTACGAGTTGGCGGCGGGGTTCGAGCGGCGGGGTTGGCCGATCGCTCCGGGGAACACGTCAGCGGGGAAGCGGCGCGGTGAACTGCGGGACGCCGGCCTGGTGGCGCCGCTGCTGGATGCGGAGGGGAAGCCGGTGCGCCGGTTGACGCCGAATGGTGCGTCGGCCCGTGTGTGGAAGGCGGTGTGGTGATGGCTGCGGCGATCTTCGCTGGGGGTCATCGGTTCCATCAGTCGACGGTCGCGGTCGACGCGTCTGGTCGGCCGTGCCGGTTCGTGTGGACGTGTGAACGGTGTCGAGTGCGGGTGGACCCGTCCCAACCGTTCACCGAATGCAAGGCAGGCCAGTCGTGAGCCGGCTGGATGAGCGTTTGTTCGTGGGTGTGGTCGCCGGGTTCTCCCCGAAGCAACAGCGCTGCCCCGCGTGTGCGCGTACCCGCCAAGAGGAACGCGACACGCCAGGCGTTTGCGAGAACCGGTTCCACGACCGGCTCCCCACCTGGAAGGCATGGACCCCGTAATGAGCGTGTATGCGGATTGGTTCGCGTCGGCGAACTTCGGATGGTTCCTGCTGTCGTCGTTCGGGCTGATGATGGTGCTGGTCGGGTTGCTGGCGTACGCGTCGGCTCGGGAGCAGGAAGCCCGTGAACGCGTCGATCTGGGTGGGCCGGTTCCGGGGGGTTGCCCTCCGTCTCCCGGGACTGTGCTCGCCCGTCAAGTCCACCCGACGCGTGGACTGTCGGATGACGTGTGCCGACGGATCTGCACCGAGTTGGAAGGTCAGTTCGTGGAGGACGACCAATGAGCGTCGACGTGGCGGAGTTCCTGGATCTCCAAGAGGCCGTCCGGCAACTGCACGACTTCATCATCAACGAGCTGGACCCCGAGCCTGCTGCGGTCGAGGACTACATCAGCGACAAGGGCGCCGCAGCGGCTGCCCGGCGGGCGATGGAGGCCCGCCCTCTCCGCTACTTCGGGCTGGTCGAGGCACAGGATGGGGAGGAACCGCCATGGCGGACGTGACCGACTCGCTGCTGCTCGCCCTGGTCTCCTGCCTGGACGAGCAGCAGAAGGCCTTGGAGGGGATGACAGGGGCTGACCGCAAGCAGCGCAAACACGTTCCCCTGTACGTGAAGTGGGCCGGCGACCACCTCCGTGAGGCCAAGGCACTCGCCGCCGAGCCCTCCGAGTCCTCCCCCTCGTTGCCCACAGACCGTTTGGGCGGCGGCGGGGACAGCCACGAGCCCCCCAGCTCGTGAGCAACGGGTGCCGCGGTTGACCTCCCCACCCCCCTGGGTCGCAGGTCAACCCGGCACCCGACCAATCGCACACCTATCCGCAACCGACAGAACAGGACACCGAGCAATGACCACCTCGTACGAGAAGCACACCCCGACCACCGACGCGCTCGACACGCTCGGCTCGATCATCGGACCCGACGAGAAACGCGACGCCATCCACCTCGCCGTCGAGAACGTCATCGCGGGGGAGCCATTGCAGCCAGGCGAGGACGTCCGCTGGGACGGCGAGCCGGGAAGCCCCGTGGTGGCGGCCCTTGGCCCCGACACGGGCATCGGCATTGTGGACCCGTTCCTGACGCACACCGTCCGAGCCGGCCAGCGGTTCTGGCTCGTCGTCTACCCGCGGCAGATCCACAGCCTCCGCCACGTGTGGGAGCACCCGGCGTTCCCGCCGTCCGGTGAGACCGCAGCCGCACCGAAGGCGCCCGAGACGAAGGCCGAGGCCGAGCAGTGGTTGCGCGACTGGCTCGACCAGCACGGCGACAACCCCGGGTTCGATGCAGTCATGTCCGTCATCGAGACGGGATCGTGGCAGGGCGAAGGCCACGGCCCGTGGGAGGGGCCCAGCGGGCACAACAACTGGGGCGAGTACATCCACTTCGACGGCACCGACGCGCACGGGTCGATCCCGCCCGAGTTCTGGCAGCACGCCGAGGTCTACCTCGGCCACCCGATCAGCGAGGACGAGAGGGCCGAGGGCTTCTCGTGCTCGTGCTGAACGCGGAACCGGGCAGAAAGGACACCCAACGATGACATCGGCAGCAGTGACGATCGCAGCTTCAGCGATCCACACCCAACCCGTCGCCGGGCAGACCTGGCGGCGCAAGGGCTACCAGTTCCGGAACCTCGTGCTGGAAGCCCGCGACATCGAGGGCGTCCCGTACGTCCTGCACCGCCTCGAATGCGACGAACCCGGACAGTTGGTGCGCTGCGACACCCTGCCCGACTTCCTCGACAACTACGAGGCCCCGGAGTGGGCGACACCGCCGACGCATGAGCGTGTCGAGTTCGCCGCAGCGGTGATCGACAACCTCGGGGAGCTCTACACGATGTCGTCGTGGCCGACGATCCGTGAGGCGTACCTGCGGGCAGTCGAGTTGCGGGGCGCCGCCGCTGTGGTCGCGATGCAGAAGATCACGACTACCAAGACGTACGAGTGGGTCGAGTACACCGACGAGGTCTCGTCGTGAGGCGCTTCCTGTTGGGTGCTGTCGTCGCGGTCGGCTTGGCGTGCTGCATCCCGGCCGGTGAAGCCAGCGCCCACCACACGACGATCTCGTGCACCGATCGCGCCACGTCCACGTGGACGATCGTGAACAGTGAGCCGATCCCGATGACGTTCACCACGAACCGCGGGCACTCAGGTTCGATCGGCCCGTCGGGCGCGACGCCGGTCGTGTACTCGGGGTCGAGTCTGACGGTGTTCGGGGTGTGGTCGAACGGGCAGCGGAACACATCGACCGGGCAAGGGAACTGCACCCCAACCACCACCACCACGGAGGTTTCATGGCCCACAACCCTGCCGGCCACTTCCACCACGGCGGCATCCACGACGTCTACGTCTACCCCGACGAGTTCTTCGACGACGTCGATGACAACCACGCAGGCACCGCCCACCTCGAGCACGACCACGTCGACGAGCGTGGCGACCTCTACGTCCACGTCGGCACCTTCAACGTCGACACCGAGCACGGTCGTCGTGCCCACGACCGGTACCTCCGCACCTTCGACGACGACCCTCTCCGAGCCCACTGCTGGTCCGAGTACTTCGTCGTCCCCGGCGGTCCCGGCATCTCCGTCGTCCACCGTCGTTGAGGTTGGGCCTCCGCCTACCGACACTCTCACCCCACCATCCCTGAACGGCACCCTGCCTGCTACTGGGATGGGTCCGTCCGGGTGGGGTGCGTTCTGGGTGGCTGTCGTCTGCTCGATCGCGGGTGTGGGGTTGCTGCGGATGGCACGCCGAGGAGACCTCAGGTGAACCGTCTCGTGTGTGGCTGCGACGCTTGCGCCAACCCGCCCGGGACGATGTTCCGACTGATGCCCAGCTGCCCCACGTGCGGCAACAAGCGATGCCCCAGCGGCACCGATCACCGGCTCGCGTGCACCGGCTCGAACGAACCGGGGCAGCCCGGCTCGCTGTACCAGCCGAGCGCGGAGGATCGGGTTCGTGATGCCGAGTCGGTCAGCCTGGACGACGACGACTACCTCGATCGGCCGGCGCTCGGCCGCACCCACCCCTACGGCACAGGGAGCGTGTGATGCCTCCGATCGGTACTCGTCCACCGTGGGGTGTGCGCCGTGTCGAGTTCGACACCCCTCAGGAAGCAATGAACGCCGCTGTCCTGCTGCACGCGTTCGGGATCGACGTGTTCGTCGCCCCGTCGCATCGGACCGCACCCGTGGAGCACGACGTCTGGACCGTGGAGGTCACCCGATGAACGACGACCTGTACTCAGCCCCACCGGCGATCTCGCAGGACGCTCGCAACGACTTTCCGTTCGATCGGATGACGAGCCGCGCCAACTGGCTCCTGATGTGCGCCGAGATCGATCGTCTGCGGGCGGCGCCGAACCCGGTGCTGGACCGGCTGCGCGAGATGTTCGGCATCGAAGCGACCGACGTCGAAGGCGTGTTCGAGGCGCTGGAAAAGTACGACGCCGCCATGCACCGGTCGGCCTTCGGGCGCCGACCGGACGGTGACGCCCGGTGCAGTGAATGCGCCGGGCGGCTTTGGGTTGCCTGCTCCGAATGTGGGAGGCCGTCGTGAGCGCTGATGATCCGGCCACTCGTGCTTCTGGTGGCACAGAGGCACAGCCATGAGCGACGACCTGTACTCGTACGAGGATGAGCCGCCCGTCATCGAAGGCCGCGACGCCCAAGCCCTCCTCGACGCCGACGACCATTTGCGCCGGCGAGCCTTCTGGCAGACACGCCTCGACGAAGCCGAGAAGGTGTACCACTGCCAACTCGACCGACTCAACGAATGGTGGGCTGCGGAGAAGCAGCGGATCGGCCGGCACATCGACTGGCACGACCAAACCGTCACCTCGCTGCACGCCGCCCTGTTGGCGGATGATCCGAAGCGCAAGACGATCCACCTCCCGCACGGCACCCTCCGCGCCCGGAAACTCCCCGACCGGGTCGAGGCTGATCCGGCGGTGACGTTGCCGTGGCTGCTCGAACACCGGGCGGATCTGTTGCGCCATGAGATCGACAAGCCGTCGTTGAACCGTGCCGTGAAGGCGGGGTTGGAGGTGCCTGGGGTGGCGGTGACGCCGGGTGAGGTGCGGTTCTCGGTGGACACGAACCTCGACGCCGGAGAGGACCCCACATGACCGCCGCTCCGAAGCACGAGACGGTCGCAGCGGCGTTGGCCGCTGTGATGGGCGAGCTCGGCGGCATCGAGAAGCTCACCCCCGAGGAACGCCGACGGCGCGGCCTGTCGTCCGGGGAGAAGGGCGTCACCTACGCCTACCGGGGGATCGACCAGATCGCCGCCGCCGCCCAGCCGTTGCTTGCGAAGCACGGTGTCGTGCTGGTTCCGGAGGTCGTGGACTGCAAGGTCGAGAAGATCACCGTGAACGGGAACCCGTGGACGGACACGATGCTGACGGTCCGCTGGACGATCGCCGGGCCGGGCGACCCGTTGATGGCGTGCACCGCGGGGTTGGGTCGCGACAACTCGGACAAGGGTGTGAACAAGGCGATGACGGGAGCGTTCAAGAACCTCCTGCTGCGTCTGCTGTGCATCGGTGACCCGGATGACGACACGGACGGCCACACGCACGTCGCTGACGCTGCTCCGGTGATCACAGCGGACTCTCCGTCGGCTGTGGTGTTCGAGCGCCTGCGGCAGATCGTGAAGGGCAGCCCGGTCGCGGAGGAGTTGAAGCGTCTCGCCGCTCAGCACGGCAAGAAGTTGTTGGAGCTGGATTTGCGGGATGCCGCGTGGCGGGCGGTGGTCGAGGGCGTGTTGGACAACGCGGCGCTTTCGGCGTCCCCTGTTAACGAGCCGGCGCCTGAGTTGCCGTTGGCTGCGGGTGAAGGAGCGGACTGATGTGCATGGTTGACGACGGCTACTGGGTCACGCTGACCAACAAGTTCCGCAAGGCCCGCAAGCAACACCGATGCGTCGAATGCCGGCGCATCATCCAACCCGGCGAGACGTACCGCTACGCGTCCGGTGTCGGCGAGTACGGGATGGACGTGTGGCACTGCTGCGAGCACTGCTACGCCGCCTCGTCGTGGCTCGTGAAGACCTGCGGCGGCTACCTGTGGGAAGCGGTCGGCGAGGACCTCAAAGAGCATTGGGACGAATCCCCTGAGTACTGCTCGATGTGGTTGGGTCGGGCGATCGTCGGGATGCGGCGGCAGTGGCGCCGTCGAGACGGAGCACTCATGCCGGTGCCCGCAATGTTCACCGGCACGTTGCCTCACGAGTCCGGCGGGGCTGCGGGTGAAGGAGAAGCAGATGCCTGAACGCATCCAACTCTCACGCGCCAAGGGCTGGCGCAAGCCGCCGAACACAGTGGTCGTGTCCCGCCCGTCCATGTGGGGGAACCCGTTCAAGGTCGGCGAGACCTTCTGGGTGAAGAGGGACGGTGGCGGACCGATAGCGCCGATCACCCCTCATTCGGTCGAGGAAGCTGTCGAGTACTTCCGCTGGTACGTGTCGCATCACCCCGGCCGCATGGAGGTCGTCCGCTCCGAACTGGCGGGCAAGAACCTGGCCTGCTGGTGTGCTCTCGACGCCCCGTGTCACGCGGACGTGTTGTTGGAGCTCGCGAACGGCGGGGCTGCGGGTGAAGGAGAAGCCCAGTGAGCCGCTACGAGGCTGGAAGCTGGCACTACGAAGTTGATGGTGTCGCGCTGAACGTCGACAGGCCGAACCTCGACCCCGGCGTCCTCCGTCTGCTAGCAGCTTCGCTGCGCGCTGCACTGCTCACCCCGAATGACGTCGGCGCGGTCGAGTTCCCCGACGAAGGATCAGCCTTCCACGGTGTTGTGCTCGAGCACGTCCCGCACGACTTCGGATCGGGCATCAGGTGGGAGCGGACGTGTCTGCCGTT